CACTATTCCACACAAACGATTCCCATTTTTAAATTTCCCGATCGGTAAACCCACCCCCTGCCCCACGGAACACCCCCCGTCTCTTTTTTGATACAAAACCCCCCCACCCCCTATATATTTTTGTGATATATTCCGCCCGTGTTGGTGGGAAACGGTTTAGCCCCGTTGGATTGTTTTCGTTGTTGAATTGCGTCTAAACCCTGCTTTATGGGAACCACCAACATTCCTTCTAATGAAGTGCGAGACAAATGATTCAATTGCAACCAAATGCAGAACACCCACTGCCGTTTGATATGTCCGATGAGCAACCCAAGACTCACGCGGATAGTATTTCTATTGCTGTTAACACGGTAGACCTTATCAATCAACTTGGCGGGTCGATAGATTACAACAATACCGACTTGCAAAAAGCAAAAGAATTAGTACTCGGCGAGAACAAACCCAATACACCAAGGCATATCTCCTTACCTGCTGAAGCTGCTGCGGCGTCGGCGATCATTAAGAGGTTTGATTTCCAAGCGTTCTCCGATCAACTGCAAGCGCGTAATTTCATAACAAATAAGTTAGTACAGATAGCCGATTGCGGCGACACCAAAGCCGAACTGAAAGCTCTAGAACTCCTAGGCAAAATCAGCGACGTCGGCCTTTTCACAGAACGCAGCGAGATTACGGTACACCATACCAATAGTAAGTCGTTGGAAGAATCAATCCGCGAACGCGTCAAACGCCTGCTCAACAGCGATGTCACAGACATAACACCACTCGACGACCTTGATGCCCAGCTCGGCATGCCACCAGAAGAAGACTTTGTGGAAGACTTTGACGAGTACCAAGAAGATCAACAAGAAGATCAACAAGAAGACCAAGAACCCAATGAGTGAAATCAACCTAGCAGACATTGAAATCCTGCTTGGTAAGCAAGCGTTGTCGGACTCCGACTTACGAGTTTTGGACACTCAGTTAAAAAAACTAGAGCAGTTGAAAGACCGCGAGCTGCGGCAAAACCGTTTTATTAAATTTGTTGAACAAGTTTGGCCAAGTTTTATTTCCGGGGCACATCACAAACGGATGGCCGAAGCATTTGAAAGGGTAGCAAATGGCACGTGTAAAAGGCTCATCATCAACATGCCTCCTCGACATACTAAGTCCGAGTTTGCTTCTTATCTACTTCCTGCTTGGTTCTTGGGTAGGTTTCCTCATAAAAAGGTAATCCAAACATCCCACACCGCTGAGTTGGCGGTCGGCTTCGGTCGTAAGGTTCGTAACTTGGTGGACTCCGAGGTGTACAGAGAGATATTCCCAGACTTACAATTACAGGCGGACTCCAAGGCTGCCGGTCGGTGGAACACATCCAAGGGCGGCGACTACTTTGCTATTGGTGTCGGCGGCGCTGTGACCGGTAAAGGTGCGGACATCCTAATCATTGATGACCCCCATTCGGAACAAGAAGCGGCGATCGCCCAAAGTAACCCCGAGGTTTATAACAAAGTGTATGAGTGGTACACATCAGGGCCGCGTCAGCGTTTGCAGCCGGGTGGGGCGATTGTTGTTGTGATGACACGTTGGAGTGACTTGGACTTGACCGGTCGGGTGATTAAAGATGCGTTGAGTAGAGATCGCGGCGAAGAATGGGAGATCATTGAGTTTCCTGCCATCCTACCTTCGGGTAACTCCCTATGGCCACAGTTTTGGGATATTTCAGAACTTGAAGCCCTGCGTAATGAACTGCCTCCCGCTAAATGGAACGCGCAGTATCAGCAAAGCCCGACCGGTGAAGAAGGCGCTATTGTCAAACGTGAGTGGTGGAAACGATGGAAAGAAGATGTTCCCCCACGCTGTGAGTTCATTATCCAGAGTTGGGACACTGCGTTTTCAAAAGGCGAGCGAAGCGACTTCTCTGCGGGTACCACATGGGGTGTGTTCTTCTTAGACGAGAACGAGAGAGATCCGAATATAATTTTGCTCGACGCAATAAAAAAACGCATGGAATTTCCAGAGCTCAAGGAAGTTGCATATAAGTTCTACATGGAATGGAAACCAGATGCGTTTATTGTGGAAGCCAAAGCGGCTGGTGCTCCGCTGATATTTGAACTACGAGCGATGGGTATACCTGTACAAGAGTTCACTCCCAGCCGGGGCAACGACAAGTTTGTGCGGATTAATTCGGTGTCGGATTTGTTTGCAAGTGGCAAAGTATGGGCACCCGAGAACCGTTGGGCCGACGAGGTTATCGAAGAGATGGCCGCGTTTCCTAATGCTCCAAACGATGACTTGGTTGACTCTTCCACACAGGCGTTATTGAGATTTAGAAAAGGTGGCTTTGTGTCGCTCAACTCAGACGAGCAAGAAGAGTTACGAAGCTTTCGCAGACGACAAGCATATTACTGAGGATAAAAAATGGCAACGAATTCAATGGACAAGAGTGTGTACACAGCCCCGCAAGGGCTTGCTGATTTGCTAAATGATGGCTCTTCTGATTTGGAGATTGAGATTGGTCTCCCCGAAGATGTTGATATGAGTGTGGATGTAGAGATCGGGGGCAAAGATGAAGGCGACTCCGACTTCAATAAAAACTTGGCTGAAGATATTGATGAAGATGAGCTGGGCAAAATTAGCAGCGACATCATGGAGATGATAGAGGCCGACATCGCCTCCCGCAAAGACTGGACAGAAATGTTTGTCAAAGGTCTTGAAGTACTGGGTATGAAGTACGAAGAGCGAACCGAGCCGTGGGCCGGAGCTTGTGGTGTGTTTTCTACAGTGCTAACAGAAGCAGCCGTGCGGTTCCAATCAGAAACAATTCTTGAGACATTCCCAGCGCAAGGCCCCGTCAAGACGCAGATCATCGGCAACGATACACCCGAGAAAGAAGAAGCAGCCGAGCGCGTTCGAGAAGACATGAACTACCGCTTAACCGAGGAGATGCCTGAGTACCGCCCTGAGCATGAGCGCATGTTGTTCAACTTAGGTTTAATTGGATCGGCGTTTAAGAAAGTTTATTTTGATATGGCGCTGGGTCGTCAGACGTCAATTTATATTCCAGCAGAAGACGTGATTATTCCTTACGGTGCTAGCGGAGCGCGGACGGCAGAGCGTGTGACACACATCATGCGTAAAACCAAGAACGACATCAAGAAGTTGCAGGCTAGTGGGTTCTATCGCGACATTGACTTGGGTGATCCGGTTGAAGTGTTTACCGACGTGGAGAAGAAGAAAGCCGACGAGCAAGGCTACTCCATAACTACAGACGACCGTTACCAAGTGTATGAAGTGCAGATTGACTACGTCATGCCCGGGTACGACGAAGAAGATGGTGTGGCGTTTCCCTACATCGTGACTATTGACCGTGGCACAAAAGAAGTTCTCTCTATCTACCGCAACTATGAAGAGGAAGACGAGCTCAAACTCAAGCGCCAGCATATGGTGCAGTACGACTATGTCCCCGGGTTTGGTGCGTATGGGTTCGGATACATCCACTTGATTGGTGGCTATGCTCGCGCGGGTACAGCGTTGATTCGTCAGTTGATTGATGCCGGTACGTTGTCTAACTTGCCCGGTGGTCTGAAGTCACGTGGTCTGCGTGTTAAGGGCGACGATACACCGATCAGCCCCGGAGAGTTTCGTGATGTAGACGTGCCAAGCGGTGCAATCAAAGACAACATCATGGCGTTGCCATACAAAGAGCCGAGCCAAGTTCTGGCCGCGCTGCTCGAGAAGATCACAGAAGAAGGTCGCCGACTGGGTTCAGTCGCTGATTTGCAGATCTCGGATATGAGTGCCAATACGCCGGTAGGTACAACGTTGGCCATCCTTGAAAGACAGTTAAAAACACTGAGTGCTGTGCAGGCCCGCGTCCACTACTCGATGAAGCAAGAGTTCAAACTCCTGAAGAACATCATCCGTGACTACGCGCCGACCGACTACGAGTACGACCCAGAAGGTGGTAACCGCCGAGCCAAGCAGAAAGACTACGACATGGTGGAGGTCATCCCCGTGTCTGACCCCAACTCATCCACAATGGCGCAGCGCATCATGCAGTACCAAGCGGTGATTCAGTTGTCGTCGCAGGCTCCGCAGATATATGATTTGCCACACTTGCACCGCCAGATGATTGAGGTGTTGGGCGTCAAGCATGCAGACAAGATCGTGCCGGTTGAAGAGGACGAGTCCCCACGTGACCCGTTGAGCGAGAACATGGCGTTCTTAAAGAGCAAACCGACCAAAGCGTTTATGTACCAAGATCACGACGCTCATATCGCGACGCATATGGCTATGATGCAAGACCCAATCGTGCAGCAGATGATTGGCCAGTCGCCTATGGCTCAACAAGTACAAGGAGCCATCATGTCTCACCTCGCCGAGCACCTTGGGTTCAAGTACCGCAAAGAAGTTGAAGAGATGGTTGGCGTGCCACTGCCCGCACCAGATCAAGAGTTGCCAGCAGATATTGAGGTTCAACTCTCCCGCCTTATCGCCCAAGGCTCACAACAACTATTGCAGAAAAACCAAGCCGCCGCCGCGCAGCAACAACAGCAACAGCAGCAACAAGATCCGCTCCTCCAGTTGCAACAGCAAGAGCTTGAGATTAAGAAGATGGATACCCAGCGTAAGGTGCAGAAAGACCAGATAGATAGTCAGCTCGCACTCCAACGCCTACAACTTGAGAAGTCTCGCATCGACGCCGACCGGGAGAAAGATCGCAACCGCATCCAATCTCAAGAGTTGCAGACTAAAGTAAAAATTCAAACGGATTTATATAAAAGCCAAGCGGGACATGCGGCCAAGGCCAACCAACAGCCCAAACAGAACAAACAAAACCCCAACCAAGGTAACCAATAATGGCTGAAAACTATCTTGAACTATGCAGCGAGAAACTTGAGAAAAGAATCGAGAGTTTCGTTATCCACCTGAGTGACGGCGGGGCTAAAGACTTCGCCGAATACAAAGAACTGTGCGGAGCAATCCGAGGTCTGCGAACTGCACAGCAAGAAATTAAAGACCTTGTGCGAAGACTAAAGGAAAATGATGATGACTGAGTTTGATGTTCAAGCGGTAGATTTGTCCGGTATTCTGAATACCAACGCAGAAGAAAAAGCACGACAAATGCCGGATCCTGTTGCCTTCTATATATTGACGGTATTGCCAAATATTGATGAAGAGTATGGGGAAAGTGGCATTTTGAAGGCTGGAAAAACCATGCACTATGAAGAATTACTGTCTCCAGTGCTTTTTGTGGTGAAACTTGGCCCCGATGCGTACAAAGATCCAGCTAAATTCCCATCTGGCCCCCTCTGTAAGGAAGGCGATTTCATTATCGTGCGTCCAAATACCG